CCAAAGCCGTTCAACTCTCATCTCATAAACAGATGCAATACTTAATAACCTATCCATAAAAATAGGGTCAATTGCAGTCCAATCGGCACTATCAGCAAGCGTTTTAATATCTTTATCTATTTCCCAAACATTTAATATTTGCTGTTCTAACTCTTGATGCTTGTTCATTCTTTGCCCTTTCCATTAAGTTTATCTCTAGCATCTCGCATTGATTCTTTTTCTAACGCTTGTATGTATTGATAAATAATCAATCCTACTTCCTCGTTTGTTAAGGCTTCTTTATCGTCAATACAAACATTCCGAACCGCCCTACCAAGCATCTGCAAATATTTAATATCCATCGCCATGTCCTACAATTACGTTAGTTTCTTTGCCTTGAGTAAAAGTAACGGTACAAGCACGACTTTCAAAAATCATGTGCGAAGCATACATTCCCGTTACAAAACTAAATATACAACAAGCTATTACAAATTTATCCATGTTAAATTCCCTCATACATAGAAAAACTTGAGCCTATGCCTTTATAAGCACTACCAGGTTTATTTTTAGGAGCTGGCTCACGCCTCTTTTCTAAAAGTTTGTAAACAGTAGCATGGGGATTATACCAGTCAGGTTTCTTTTCCTCTTTTACGACTTCTTTAGAAGTTCCATTCCTAACAAAAAAATCAATAAAATCATCTCGTTCTTTTTTGGTATATTTAATTCCCGTAAATTTATAAATTTTTAACTTGCGCCCAGTTTTAGGATTTTTACCCATAAAAAAAGTTAAATGACCTTTGACTACAAAAGCCTCAATCATGTTTTGCGTAGCACTTCTAGTCAATGGAAAAAACTCTAAAATGTCAGGAATAGACATTGGTTTTTCTTTTAGCATTAAATACATTGAATACTTGTATTCTTCAAACTTCATTAGCTTGTCGTAAAAACTTTCATTAGACATTGCAAACTCCTAAATTGGTGGACTACTCACGCAGGTTAATATAAAGTGAGCGCAATATATTGTGGTATGACCTGTCAGATTAAATGCGCTTTCGCCCATAAAACTAAAACGGAATATCATCCTCAAAATTTGCAAAGTCATCATGTTGCTGTTGATAACCATTAGATTTAGATTGCTCTTTAGCAACTGTAGTTGGTTCACCTTTTTTATCTAATAAGTGCAATTCGTTAATTACAATTTGCGTACTGTCTTTTTCAATTCCTTCTTTATTGGTAAATTTGCTATATTCAATTTTACCTTTGCAATAAACGCTAGAGCCTTTGCGTACATACGCTTCTACAATCTCAGCTAATTTGCGATAACAAACCATGCGATGCCATTGTGTTTTTTCTTGCTTTTGTCCTTGTTTATCTTTCCATGTTTCGCTGGTAGCAACACTAAAATTTGCCACCATATCGCCATTTGGTAAAGTATTTGTTGTAGGGTCATTGCCTACATTGCCAATAATAATACTAAGATTTACTGATGCCATTATTTACTCTCTTTCTTTTGAATTGGTTTAGCTAATCTATATTTGTCACCAAGATAATCTATAGCTGCTTGTAATTTCTTTTGATGCTCTTTTGATGGCTTTGGATTTGTCATGCCATAAAGTGATTTGATTATTAAGTTTGATTCCATTATTTCACTCCTTAATGTTGTTCACGAGTTCTGAAGAAATCTTTAAATTCAGGAGTTGCATTTAGCAACCTTGCATAAAAAGCACGATGATTATTATTAATTTTAAATTTATCACCTATTGTATTAATTGCTACTTCCCATCGAACACGCTCAGTAATTGAAGCAATACCAAAATGTTTATATCCTTTGCTTTTAGCTTCTCTAGCAAATCGTATATACAATGTATATACCATTGGGTTTTCTTCGTGAAATTTATTAAATGCTATTTCTAGTTTTGAACTCATTTAATTTCCAATCTTTCGCCTTGTTCAAGATGTGCGCCATTTACTATTTCACCTGCTTTTAGCAATTCTGCAATTGCTTTCTTATCAGGATAAGGCTCAGGAGCTTCAGGATATACATAAAGGTTCTGAGGCACTTGTCCTGCATCGTCAATAACAACGGCTGGCGGATTCTTTTTAAGAGTTAAGGCAAAGTATGGCGATTCAATTTTTGTAATGCCACAGGCTTGCATATTGTTTTTAAGATACGTCTTAATTGCATCCGCTTTCTTTTCCAAAGTTTTGCGTCTGTCAGCCATTTGCTTTTCAGCTTCTTTAATTGCATCGGCTGAAGCCTCAAGATTGCGAATAAACATAGCCACGTTTACAGCTTTAACTTCTAATTCGCCAGCAGCCCCTTCTAATGTATCGGCAATAGTTTGTTCATCGAAATCAGAATCAAGCAGCTTGTTTTGAATTGCTTGGTATTCTGCGCTAAGTTCATAAAGTGAGGTCATTCTAAATTCCTAAACGTTTGTTGCTTCGTTAAACAATGATTTTAAATCTTCTTTGACTTTATCAACTTCGGTCAAGATTGCTGGATGATTTTTAATCACAGGGTAAATTTCACTATAAGACTTTTGCAATTCTGCTAAAGATTTTGCTTTGCCAATGTGACCTTTATAATATTCAAGTGGTTGCACTGGCTCAGGTTTTGGTTCAGCTTTAGGAGCTGGTGCTAATTTTGGTTCATCTTCTTCAAGATGCAATTCGCCTTTATGCCATAAATCTAGTGCTGCACCGAATCGCATTGCTGCATTACGAAGTGCATCGCCAATTCGTTCTTTTACTGCATTAGGACCTGTTTTTCCGTCAGCATCGCCATATCCAATTCTAGATACTCCGCATACTGTTAATTCAATCCACATACCACCATCTTTATCAACTGAGCCAGCAGCTAATCCACCAAATTCAATTGGCTTCCAATTCCAATTAATATCACAATCAAGTAAACGGTCTGTTAATGCTGCATGACCAACGTAATCTAAATGCACTACATCTTTATGGTGCCAGCCACCACACAATGAACAGCGAACGCCTTTTTTATAATCATTACGAACTTCTTCTGTTTGTGCTTTTGTAGGTTTTGGTAATTTGCTAATTTGATGGTCAGGAAATGGTTCACGCAATAATTCCAATCCTGTTTTTTTATTTTTTGTATCAGTCATTTTTTCTTCCTTTTGTTTAAGTTCGTCCATTACTTCAGCTTGAAATTGTTGCTCACTCATAAGCAATACCACCATTTTACAAAGCTATACACAAAGAAAATTCCACTTAATACAGTCCAAAAAACTACCCATTTATCTACTTTATTCATTTTAATAATCTCCAAACATTGACTCTAAATTTAATTGGTCTGCGTATTCTTGATTTAATCCATTTTGCCAATCACGAGCATTGATAGGATTTTCAAAAGTAAGTTTTGATTTGAGTTCGGCTGCATCGTTATCAGCCTTGAGTTCTGCAGTAGCAGCTTGAAGTTTATTGATAATATTTTGTAAGTTCATTTTTTAGCCCTTAATAAAAGCGTCATAAGTAACGCATGGATTTATAATAATATAATTAAATATAAATATCAACCATTATTTTTAAATATATTAAGAAAATTGACTTACTTCATCATAAGCAATTAATTCAGCACAAAACCAAACTACAGCATTTCTAAATTGAACGGTATCGCCAAAATTATTAGTAATGTATGATGGAAATTCACCTACACATTCTGCGTGTTCATTAATTATTTCATGCAAATCATCTTGGTATTCATTATATAAAGCAGATGTATCAGAATAATAAATCATTGTTGAAGCACAACCACTAGCGCAACCATGATTGGCAATATCATTCAATTCTTCTATTGAATAAACTTCTTGCATATAAGTTTTAAAATTCATTTTTTGGCTCCTTAAAATTGTGCAAATACAATACTGCCTTGATTTGTTACTCCGCAAATAATTGTATGATTATCTAAATATTCTGTTGCCATATCTAATAATTCATCTTCTTCAAAATCTGTTAAATCTTCATCTGTTATATCATCATAAGTATTAAAAACTTCAACATAAGTCATTTCACAATACTCACAACATAAAGCAATTACATCTAATTCAACGCTGTCGCCATAATTTTCTTCTATGTAATTAAATAAAACTTCTAAACCTTCATAGCTAAAATTAGTGCGTTCATGTCCTTCAAAAGCATTTCTAAATTCATTTAAACCTACTGTTTGATACATTTTATGACTCCTTATGAATTGAATTTTTTAATTTGTAATTCTTTTAATAATTCTTCAGCGCAATCTAAATAAGAATAAGTTTTTTTCTCTCTGCGTTTTTCATTAATTGCTAATTTCAAATCATAAGTATGTTCAAAATACATACCTAAAGCATTTAATATTTCTTTGGCACTTTTCATTTTTTGGCTCCTGATAAAAGCAGCAAAATTACTGCATGGGTTAATAATATTGTCCTTCTAATAAAAAAACAACCTTTTTTTGCAATATATTAAAATAATATGCTATGATGCGTTTAATTATTAAAGGAGAGTTACTTTTATGGATAAGATAAAACAAAATATTAAAGAAACTTTAACAAGTGGAATCTATAATATAAGTGCAATTGAACGACAAACAGAAATAAGTAGGCATTGGATGAAAAAGATTGTTAATGATGAAAAAGTACCTTGTTATATTTTTATGGCTTTAAATGATTATTTTAATAGAGGATTAAAAAATGACTGAACAAGATATTAGAGAAAAATTTGAATCGTGGGCTGTAAAGCAAGGACATAATTTAGCTCGCCATCCTAATAACGAGGATTTTTATTACAATCGAGACGTTAGTTCTTTATGGGTATGTTTTACTACTGCTTACATGATTGGTCGTTCCGATGAAAATGCTTTCTTAAAAGATTTACTTGATTTGGATTGGGAAGAAAAAACTATATCTGCTCAAGAAGCTTTGATTGAAAGAGTAACTGAATTAGATGACTGAGCATCAAGAACAAGTAGCTTTAATTTCCTGGTTTAGATTGCAATATCCAGGTTTAGTAATTTTTGCTATTCCTAATGGTGGAGTTAGAACTATTGGAACAGCTAAAAAATTAAAAGCAGAAGGTGTATTAGCTGGCGTATCTGATTTATTTTTAATGTTTCCTTGTAAAGCCTATCATGGAATGTTTATTGAAATGAAAACAAAAACAGGAAAAGTAAGTGCAAGTCAAAAAGCATTTCAATCGATAGCAAAAAAAATGGGCTATAACGCTATTGTTTGTTATAGCTTTGAAGAAGCTGCTGCAAAAATAAAAGAATACTTGGACTTTTAAATGAAGTCATTTATATTAATTAAGGGCTAGGTTATGCAGACTGAAAAGACGATTCGTTACCGTCCTGCCCAACTTTTAAGTAACGACAAACCGTAACGGAGGTTTCATGCACTATTACAAATTTGATATTTCAACATGGTACTTAGCTACTACACATCTTTCTTTAGAGGAAGAAGCAATTTATTTTAGATTGCTTAATTATTATTACCACACAGAACAGCCTATCCCAAAAGAAACCGATTCGGTTATTAGAAAATTGCGTTTGGGTTCTTATAAAGAAACTGTGAAAAGTATTCTAGATGAATTTTTTACTTTAAAAGGTAATGAATGGCATCATGAATATTGTGATATTGAAATTGTAAAATATCAAAATAAAGCAAAAGTAAATAAAGAAGTAGGTAAATTAGGTGGTAGACCCAAGAAAATCAAAGAGTTAAATGATAACCCACAAATAACCCAGTCGGTTATTTTAGATAACCCACAAGAAACCCTAATAAATAATAATAAATCATTAATAAATAATAAATATAAACCACCTATAGCACCTATTCTTTTATCTGAATGGTTAATAGCAAGAAAGAAAAAGCCTGTAACAGAATTAGTATTTAAAGCAGTTGAACGAGAAGCTAAATTGGCAGGTATATCTGTAGAAGAAGCTATAACAATTTGTTGTGAACGAGGATGGATTAGTTTTAAAGCTGATTGGATTAATAAGCCACAGTCCAAATCATTTAAAGAAGATACGATGGCAGCAGCTAGGTCTATTTTCACAAACTCTAGTGGCATTCCTTATTACCAAGCTAAAGAATTAGAGGTTAAAAATGATGAATAGATTACCTGCAGAATGGATTGATAGAATATTTATGAGATTGCATGGAAGGTTTGGTAACTCATTTACAGATAAGTTTAAACTAGGTCAGATTGTAGATGGAGTAGATATTGGCATTGCTAACGCCAAACAAGTTTGGGCTGAGGAACTTGCTGGTATATCGCCTAACAGAATTAAAAATGCTTTGCTGCATAACTATGATTACGCACCATCTTGCGACCAGTTCAAAGCACAATGCAAATCAACTCTTGCAGCACATCAGGATTTTTTACAATTACCAAGAAAATTTACTGCTGAAGAAAAAGAACGAAATAGACAAAGATTAAAGAATATTATTGAAAATCTTGGTCAAAATAAGTTAATTTCTTAATAAATTATAGCAAATACTACATTTAGAGGTTATTATGAATGGCAGAACATGGAATTTAAGTTTACAAAATATTTCATTTTTAATGGATTATTTAAAATCTTTAGATTTTGATACTCAATGGGAAGTAGTAATTCGTGAAAAGAAAAGTAAGCGAACATTAGAGCAAAATGAAAGGCTTTGGAAATTATATGAAAGCGTAGGCAATCATTTAGGTTATACCAAAGATGAAATGCATGATGTTGCTGGATGGCTCTTTTTACGCTATCAAGTAGAAATTGCTGGTGAAGTAGTAAATAAAATTGAAAGCACTACAAAATTAAATACTGCTCGTATGGCATGGTATCAAGAACAAATTGAAATATGGGCTTCACAAATGGGGTGGAGTTGGTGACAAAAGAGGAAAAAAAATATTATGACAAATTATCACAATTGGGATGTATTGTATGTCGCAATCTTGGGTATGGTTATTCTCAACCTCATATACATCACATTCGACATGGAGCTGGCATGGGACAAAAAAGTCATTGGAGTGATGCTATCCCTTTGTGTCCTAATCATCATCAGCATGGTGGTTACGGAATTGCATTACACGCTGGAATAAAAGAATTCGAAAAAAGATATGGTACTGAAGAAGAATTGCGTAATAAAGTGAAAATATTAATGGAGGTAATAAATGCTTAAAATAGTTTACAAACCAATAGATGATTTAATCCCTTATGTAAATAATAGTCGTACTCATTCAGAACAACAAATTATTCAAATTGCATCTAGCATTAAAGAATTTGGATTTACTAATCCAGTATTAACTGATGGTGAAAATGGCATTATTGCAGGTCATGGTCGTGTATTAGCAGCCCGCAAACTTGATTTAAAAGAAATTCCTACCATTGACCTTAAGCATTTAAATGAAACGCAACGTAGGGCTTACATTATTGCTGATAATAAACTTGCTCTTAATGCTGGGTGGGATGAAGAAATCCTTAAAATTGAATTAGAAAGTTTACCAGCTTTTGAAACTGAACTTACTGGCTTTTCAGCAGAAGAAATTAATTTATTATTTAATGGTTGGGATTCAGATATTGAACGAATGAGTGATATTGATGCTCAAGATTCATTAAGTAAAGAACGAATTGTTATTAAATGCGACCCCGATGAAAAAGAATTTTTATGGGAAAAAATTACTAATTTAGTAGATTCTTTAGGCTTGGATAATGTCGAAGTGTCCTAAATTAAATATTCTTGTTGCATTTCCATATTTTTCTAAAAAAATCTATGAAAAATTAATGGAATTAGACCCAAGCACTTTTCGCTTAATTGTGGATTCAGGTGCTTTTACTGCTTGGAATACTGGAAAACAAATTTCATTAGATGATTATGCTAAATTTTTAAAAAGCATTCCATCACATTGGGATTATAAAGCTGTGCAGCTTGATGTATATGGAGACCCGGAACAAACTTATATCAATTATATGAGAATGTTAGATATGGGGTATGCAGATATTATGCCTGTATTCACTCGTGGAGATAGTTTAGAACGATTAGAAGAATTTTATTCATATACTGACTATATTATGTTTGGCGGTATTGCTATTGGTGGACAAAATACCAATTACGTTAAATGGTTTTGTGAAATGAATAAAGGCAGACACGCACATTGGCTTGGTTTTGTTAACGTACCATTTATTAAACACTATAAACCTTATAGTGTAGATAGTAGCAGCATTAAATCGTCAGCACGTTTTGGAAATTTGCAAATTTATGCAGGTAATGGAAATTTAAAAAGTATTAATAAAAAAGAATTTTCTAATATTCCATCAGATAATGTCATAGAAATGTTAAAAAAACATGGATTAACATTATCTCAAATTTTATTATTGCAAAATAATCAAGCCTGGAGTTCTAATGCAAAGGCTTTTAAATATAAATCACAAAATGGTATTGCATCTTTTATAACTTATCTTGGACACACAAAGAGAGCTATTGAAGTTGAAAAAAATTTAGGAACTAAAATTTATCAAGCACTATCTTCTGAAGGTGATGTTGTAGCTTTATTCGATGCTTTAGAATTTTTAAAAGAAACTAATTCAATTTAACAAAGGAAACTTTATGTCTGATACTGAAAATTTAACCTTATTGGGTTCTAATAATACTGTTTATGAAACGCATTATAATCCAGCAATTTTGGAAACTTTTAAAAATCAATTTCCAAATAATCATTACACAGTAGAATTAGAAATTCCTGAATTTACGCATATTTGCCCAAAAACAGGACAGCCTGACTTTGCTACTATTTTAATTAACTATCAACCTGATGAATTATTAGTTGAATCTAAATCACTTAAACTTTATATGTTTGGTTTTAGAAATCATGGTTCATTTCATGAAGATTGTATTAACACTATTGCTTCTGATTTATTTAATTTAATGCAGCCTAAATGGATTGAAGTAAGAGGTGATTTTTATCCTCGTGGTGGAATTTCAATTAATCCTACTACTCGTTTAGAAAAATGAATGTAATTTATGCCAATCCAAATTCTTTAGAATTTGAAAATCAATTAAATCAGATTATTCAAATGACAAAGAAAATGGCTCATGAAATAGGATATGTCATGCCTATTATTTATCGTGAGCAAGCATCTAAGAAAAAATTACTAATTTTATTGTCGGGAAATATAGTTGTTGGGTTTTGCAATTTTAATATACGAATAAAAGATTCTGTTGGTGTTATTTATGAAATTGCTACACATCCTATTATTCGTGGCAAAGGTGGGGCAAAGTTATTAATTGCTGAAATTTTAAAAAATACATCAGTAATCCAATTAAAATGTCCTATAACGAATAAAAGTAATGGTTTTTACGATAAAATAGGTAAAAAAGTATCTGTTGAGCAAGGTAAAAAAAGACCATTAAATGTATGGCAAATTACTAATGACACTTTAGGAGCAAAAAATGAGTAAAGCACTCGTTGTATTATCAGGAGGGCAAGATTCAACAACTTGTCTATTTTGGGCTGTAAAACATTATGATGAAGTTCATGCTATTACTTTTAATTATGGTCAAAAACACAATAGAGAAATTAAATCAGCAGAGCAAGTAGCATTTATTGCTGGTGTTGAAAGTCATACTATTGTTGATATTCCTGATATTCTTAAAAGCAGAAGTCCTTTACTTGATAAATCAGTTACGCTTGAAACTTACGACAATTATGAAGAAATGGATGCAATTATTGGTGACAGAGTAGAATTAACTTTTGTGCCTATGCGAAATGCTTTTTTTCTAACATTAGCTGCTAATTATGCAGTAGCAATGAATTGTTTTACTTTAGTAACTGGAGTATGCCAACAAGATAATGCTAACTATCCTGATTGCAGAGAAGGTTTTATTAATGCTCAAATTAATACAATCAATCAAGCATTGGGAATTGATAACTTCAAAATTGAAACGCCTTTAATGTATTTATCTAAAGCAGAAAGTATTAAATTAGCACAAGAAGTTGATGCTATGGGCGCACTAGCATTTAGTCATACTTGTTATGCTGGCGAATTTCCACCATGTGGTGAATGTCATGCTTGCGTATTAAGGGCGCATGGTTTTGAAGAAGCTGGTGTTCCTGACCCTTTAATTGAAAGAGCAAAACATGAAAACAATAATTGATAAAATTAAAGCTGCTGGCGGTAGTTATTTTGCAAATGACAATATTTCAGAATATTTAGAGCCAAAAGATTTAATCAAAATTAAACGTAATGTTGAAAAGGCAATGCAAAAAGTCTTAGAAGCATTAATTATTGATACTGATAACGACCACAACACTAAAGAAACTGCTAAACGTGTTGCCAAAATGTATATAGATGAAGTTTTTAAAGGCAGATACAATGAACAGCCTAAAATTACCGACTTTCCTAATGCTAAAGACCTTGACCAAATTTATACTCTCGGTCCCATTACTGTTCGTTCAGCTTGCAGTCATCATCTTGTGCCTATTACTGGTCATGCTTGGATTGGCATTATTCCTAACGATAGGGTTATTGGCATTTCTAAGTTCAGTAGATTAACTGATTGGGTAATGTCAAGACCGCAAATTCAAGAAGAAGCTACAGTTCAATTGGCAGATTTAATTGAAGAAAAAATTAAACCAAAAGCCGTTGCAGTTATTATTAAAGCTACCCATCAATGTATGACATGGCGGGGCGTTAAAGATAATGGTGTATCAATGACAACAAGCGTAATGCGTGGATTATTTAGAGATGATGAAGGTGCAAGAAACGAATTCCTCTCAATTATTAAAGGACAAGGATATTAATATGTGGACTGCACATCGTTATCATGATTTTTCAACAGGACATAGGGTTTACGGACATGAAAATAAATGCGCTCATGCTCATGGGCATAATTATCGGGTACATTTCCATTGTGCTGGCAGCCTTGATTCTGTTGGGCGAGTTATTGATTTTTCTGTTATCAAAGATAAATTATGTAATTGGCTAGAAGATAATTGGGACCACAAATTTATTCTTTGGGAAAAAGACCCTTGGACTGCTACATTTCAAGAAATAGACCCCGAAGGTTTAGTTGTAGTTGACTTTAATCCTACTGCCGAAAATATGGCTGAATATTTAGTTAATGTTATTGCTCCAATTCAATTACGAGATACAGGCGTTAAATTAATTAAATGCGATATTGAGGAAACAAGAAAATGCAGCGCAAGTTACGCTATTTAACGTGGCAAGAATTTGATGATGCTGTAGAACATATAGCAAATCAATTTAAAGGAAAAGCAACGCAAATTTATGGTATGCCAAGAGGTGGACTATGTTTAGCAGTTGCTTTATCTCATAAAATGGAAATACCTTTAATTAGCGTTGACGTAACAACTTTTAAAGATTTTAATCCTAATAATGTGTTATGGGTTGATGACGTTGTAGAAACTGGATTAACTTTATCGGGATTTGGTTATCCAAATATGTATTTTGCTTGCTGGTTTTTAAATACTAAAGTTTTTAAAAATATTTGTTTTAAAGAATCATTAAAAGAAAATGAATGGTTAGTATTTCCTTGGGAAGATAAAACTAAAGCTATAAAGGACATGAAACAATATGAAATATCCCGTAAATGAAATATTTGAAACAATACAAGGTGAAGCTATGTTTACTGGCACACCTGCTATTTTTGTTCGATTACAAGGTTGTCCTGTAGGTTGCGGATGGTGTGATACAAAGCATACATGGGAAATAGAAGAAAATAAAAAAACAATCATTAATGAAATTGTAATTAAAAAAGCAGATAGTGATTCGTTTGCTGAAATGTCAACGGAAGAATTGCTAGGCATTATTACTTCATACTCAGCCAATCATGTAGTTTTAACTGGGGGTGAACCTTGCCTTTACGATTTAACTGAATTAACAAAAGCATTGACCGATAATGGATACTCTGTTCAAATTGAAACTTCAGGTACGCATGAAATTAAATGTCATCCTGCCACTTTTGTAACAATTAGTCCAAAAGTAGATATGCCTGGAGGCTTTAAAATATTGCAAAGTGCAATTAATATGGCTGACGAGATTAAATATCCTGTTGGTAAATTAGATGATATTACTAAATTAAAAATATTACTTTCAGATTGTAATGTAGAGTTTGTGCCTATTTGGTTGCAACCTTTAAGTCAAAGTAAAAAAGCAACACAAATATGCGTAGAACAAGCAATTAAAAATCAATGGAAAATAAGTCTACAAACACACAAATACATGAATGTGAGGTAAGAGAACTTATACGCTGGCGCATTCAAGATAAAAGTTGGAATAGAGTAACTGATTTTTTGAATAAACCTAATGTTGCAAAAAGAGCTGAAAAACTTAAAAAAGATGTTAAAGAACAGTTTTTAAAAGGTAACAAAGGTAATAAAGACGAATGGTATAATTAAAAGGAATATATATGTTTTTTGTTTTGGGAGTAGATTTACGTTCAGTATATATATTTCCAACAATCGTAGTATATTCATCTAAACCCTCATGCGAAATAAGGTGGTTAATTTTGGTAATAGCTTTTGGATTTCATGCTAATGTCTAGTATTCGTTCTTCATTAGCAAAAATGGTAACAACAAATCCTGACCCTTTTAAAATTAAAAAAGACGGATGGCGTAATGATGGAGTAGCAATCTTTACAAAAGAGCAGCTTGAAAAACTCCCAAAAAACACGAGAGAAACCACATTAGCAGAAGCAATAAAAGAAGCTGCTAGATATTTATATGGTAATTGATGTT